CTTTTAAAGTCGTTAATACGTGTCCGACTAGGCTTTCAGTTCAACTCAGGTGCCATGATCCTGGTGCAGGTGTCTCTGCCCACATCCAACTCGTTACGGGAGGGTTCGTTAAGCCCTAGCTCTCTATAGCCGACTGCCCGTGGGAAGACATTACTGTGCTCTAACATATGACATCCTTGCATCTCTTACATCGATCTCTGCAACGTAGGTGCTGGCAAACTCGGTCCAGTCACTTGATACTACATCTAAGATTTCGGGTAAATACAACGATGAGAGCGTTTCATGTCGCTCCAAACGTTCTTCAATTAGAACTTGCAATGCAGTAGGAATATTGAACTTGCGAGCCATCAAGTCGCGTGTTTCAATAGGAACTTCCTTGAAAGGAATTTTTGCTTCATCAGTTAGAAGAGGCAATAATTCTTTGCGTTCGTAATAATTAAAGAGTTTAGAGTTTGTGGTAACCATTTTCACCACATGAGAAAGTTTTACATCTCGCGTCATTCTTAGTCCGTATTTAGCTAACTCTTGTATGATCGGGCAACCTGGGAATTGCCACCCATAAGAGAGAGCTTTACATCTTAACAACATTCGCAATTTGTAATCTTTGGCACCAGCATATGATCTATTTAGCCACCCAAATTTCGTTAAAACTTTGAGCGGGTCAGTAATTATAGTCCTCGTATTTTCATCGAAAGTCAAACCACAAAACTGTGCTTCGTTTAACTTTCCATAAAATCGAACTTCAATTCTAATCCCATGTCTAAAAACATCTTCATGTTAGGTCGTTTACTCACGACAAACAAACCATCATCCCCTTCAACAATGCCTTTTCCTTTAATGTTTTGTTTCTTCAAAACAAATTTCATAATCATTAAATTTGAAAAACCATTGCCAAGAGATGTGTTCATTTCGCCTGACATTCTCTTCCCGTCAACCCAAGCTTTAAAATATTTATTTCTAATATGATTTGTTCCAGTCAATGTCTGTTCAATTAATGAGTACCATTCGGTACCACCCTCAAGTTCCGATGACATATACTTATACATCACCATCTCGCATGATCTCATTAATTGTGGGGTAAAAAGACTTTCGAAAGAAGAGTAATCGGTCTCCATATAGAGTCCGCCTTCCATCTTAATTCTTTTACAGATATATTCTGGCCTGTCTGTGACAGGTACTTTCTTGATAAAAGCTGGGTTCCTAAAAATTTCGTGTTCAATTACCTTGAACACTGGACCAACACTTGCCTTGAAAGTGTCACACCGTGCGTTGATCATCCTAAAGTGCTTATAAAGTTCATAAAATTCATCTTTAACGAATTGATCTACTCGTTTAGATTTGTGATTGGCTGGGAGCGCCAATAGCTCAGAAACAGGTTTCCAAGCGTCTCTTAATTCAACTTTTCTACTTTCAGGATATCCGCTATCATCCAACATGGTCTCTAGTGAAATATCAGTGGTTGCCTCAAGGGGCTTCAATTTATTTTCACACCATTGGAGCACAAACTGAGAGAACTGGTTTAGGAGTTGTGGATCACAAGGAGGAGGTGCATGGAAACAACGTTTCCAGCTTCCAAACAATGTTCCTTCAAAATCATTTGTATCCGGATGAGGTGGTAACACGCCCATTACATCAAAGCCACTACTTACGGCCATAGGGTCCCTACGATTCATTTTACCGTTCGTTTGGCGCAAACGGTAAGAATATGATTTGTCAGTAGGTGGCACGTCAGGCATTGTGATGCGACTGGGTGTATATCCATAAATGATTCTCCGGAACAAAGGTATGTAATCCCTTATTCGAAATCCGGTCTCAAGTTCAATTGTAGTTCTGAACATACATAAGCATATGCGAGTTCACTTGTATTTAAAAACACAGGTTCAGATTTAAACATGTCAAGTCGGTCATAATTTATTTTATGTTGACTAACTATATTTATTTCGATCCGATTCATTAGGTCTTTTGTGTTATTAACATGTGATCTCAAGGCAGGTATGTTTGTGTGTGACAGATATTCTAAACTAACAGGCAATTGCTCTGTTACTCGGTTCATAAAAAAGATATCAATTAATTTGTGTCCTTTAAAATCTCGAGTCAAAGTAATTTCTCTATTAATCACAATTGTACTTTCTCTCTTCCATATACCCTTAATAGGGTCATCCCATTTGGCCTCCTGTACCGCATGTGAAGCGGCCCTCCTATCCTGATCAGAATCAGAATTGTCGAACCTTACAAATGTGTACTTATGTTGAATTAAACAGTGGTCTAATATCCATTTTCTTAACAACTTCAATAATTGATGGCTTATGATTGTTGCTACAGGTCCTAAGAACGTGTATTTGTGAAAAATGGTTACCATTCCAGCTAATATTCCAACTTTGTGATTTGGATCAGCAGTGGCGTAAAGGTCTCTAAAACCATAAAGGGCTCTGTCAACAGCTATTCTGTGTGTGAGAGATTCTTTGGTGTTGATTTTTTCAGTGTAGGAAAAATCCTTCATGATTAAATCATGCCACCTGTCGAATATATCTACATCCTTTATTGGTTTAGTAAATTTACCTAGAAATGACTTGTAAATATCCGCGTATTCACCGTCGTGTTTGAAAGATCTCATATTGATTCCGTTTCGATCTTCTATTTCTAGCTTTGCACTACCGCTATCACAGGATATCTTTTGGGGCCTAGATACCCTTGGGTTGGCGCGCGCGCCGTCTAATGAATTGTTCAATTCTTTCTTGTCATTATCATTAGAAGTTTTAATGTCGTCTGATTTATTATTATCATTTGTTGCTTTTTCTTTGGCTGCTTTTAAGAGCTTTGCCTTATCATGGTAATATTGACTTCGCGTAGCTACGGATGCAGCTGTTTCACTAAGTTTTATTTTATTTTTCTTACCACTATTTTTAGGCGTTTTCTTCTTAAGTAAGGATTTCTTTTTATCTTTGGTTGTTTTATTTCTGGCCTTACTTTTATCAGATTCGATTTTCTTCTTCTGTTGAGTCTTACTATTTGGTGTCGGAATTACTGCAGGGTCAACTGAAACAGCATCGCCTTCTGAGTCATCCCACACATCCACTTGCTCTTCTTTCATGACGTTAGTAATTGAATTTACATAGAGTTGTTTATCATCATCAGAAATTTGAGTTTTGTTGTTCCCATTAGATTTATCTTTTAGCTCAAGTCTGGCTAAAGCGAAGAATTTATTTCGTGAGATGTGAACAGGTTTCTTGATTTCTTGAATTTTTCGCAAATCAGTAACTCCTTGATTACAGTCCTCTCTCAATTTCCCCTCTCTAATGTCTCTCTTTAATTCCCTCTTAAACTTCTCCATGTCCCTAGTGTCTTTAGACTTCGGTTCATTAGGTCCCTTGCCCGCCTTTGCTTCCTTGATATATTCAGTAACTCTATCAAGCAAGTCTTTGTTGTCACAATCATCGCCAATGTCCTTATGATCTTCATGACTGTCGATTGTAACGGTGTTGGTGGTACTCTCAGTTAGTGAGTCGTCAAATTCAGTATTTTGATTATCATCAAGTTGAACTAATTCTTGGTATTCATGTTTGTTTCCAAACTTGAATCGATTATTTCTTCCTTGATTTTTCCCATTTTTCTTGTACACACCAGTTAATTTGTTGTAGTTGTTATTATCATTATTTCTATTCTTACTCTTATTGTTATTTTTAGTTTTGGAGCCTAAGTGCCACAACGTTTTGAGTTTTGCGAAAGTGGAGTATTTTTCAGACTGTAAGTCTTCATCCATGTCTCCAAATAAATCGCGCATTCTCTCCACGTCATTATCCGTAATTTCTTTCGTACTGATACGGTTTAAATCAGCGTCCTTAAGGTGGTCCTTTTCGTTAGTTTTATCCATAATGAGTTGTTTAGATATGTAATGATACAAGGTATAATACAGCTGCCGTCCTCTAATGAGTCGGGCCGATATAAGCCTCGCGGCTGGTGGATTCTTCATCTACCTAAATGAATTGTCGGTCTACCATAAAGACCAGCACTTTGCCAGTCACCAGTTTGATTCATGGGGAATGTTCTAGGGCCCGTGGGCCCATAAACTCAACCTTATGGGGATACAGAGTCTGGTTTCCACACCAGCGAGCTCAGTCGAAGTAATTAAATTAGCCTTATCGGGTCACACTCATTATTAATAGATTGTATTCATCCTAAGATTACTAACTGATGTGCTAACAAAGCACATCTCTATTAATTATGAATGGTCCATATCGTCAAAGTATAACTAATTAATTAATTAAATCAACTCGTATATTATAGTCTTTCCTGACTTGCCTATTGAAAATAGGTCTTCTAGTGATTGGATCACGGTTTAAAATGTTGTCCTTCATTTACCAACGAGTAGTTGGCAGCATGTACCGCATGCACGGGGGTAAAGCACGCAATTTGGAATTTTACTATCCGTGTTGTCTTTCCTCGCAACACTGCGTTTATAATTCAATTCTTATTAGCGTTTCTTTTTTCCAGCTTTATTTCCTGCAGTTAACTTCTTTTGCCTGTTTACTCGTGATTGGTGATTGGCTTTTGCTGCCGCCTTAGCAGCAGCACCAGCAGCATTACCAATGAGTCCCGCAGGCGCAAAAATAGGGCTTAACGCAGATCCAACAGTTGGAGCCACATCACCAATAACTCTCATGACTTCTTCAAACCATTCTCCCAAAGGGTTCATGGTTACTTTGCATGCACAAGGCATGTCCCGTTTTACTAAAGAATAGATCTTGATTGCTAAAGGGTCATAGGCAGGTGATTTCTTTGTGAATTGGATTAATTCGTCTTGTGAACTATTAGGAACTCGTTCAATATCAAAATGTGAAGTGATCTTGAGTGCAGTTTGTTCGGAAAGTCCGGTTAGCATGACAGTGGTATTGTTGAAATTGTAATGTGTGGCAAGGTGTCCTTGCGAATTAGGCATTTCAGCAAATCCAGTATCTCCAGCTACTCCGAAACCTTCCTCCCATCCCGCTCCTAACCATATTCCACAAGGGAATGTTTGGGTCATAGGATTAGTCATGTCGTTGAGCTCTAGATTGACATAAGCTCCATCAGCAGCGTTCCAGGATCTGGAACTCTTATATTTGATTGCTTTCGCGACAGTCCCTGGTGGTAGTTCAGAAGAGAGATAAGTGAGAGCCTGTGGGTATGGCGCAGCCCCATCAATATTCCCAACCTCAAAATAAGTTCTGGGAGTTACAACGGCTGGCGTATTGACTGCAACAACTGATCCACCTTGGTAGATTTCAGGAGTAACATTTTCAATTTCGAAACCAGCAGCAACAATTCGGTGTAATCCAAAACTCTTGGCTCTAGGTATATTGATCTCGTTATCAATGATCCTTTCCGCATTCGTAGATAACTGCATAGAATCGAACCCTACAGGTCCGGAATATGCTGCTAACCCCAATGCGACTTTTGAAGTAGTTCCTCCTCTTAAGTTCTGAAGCTTTCCTTCTTCCCTAAGAGCACTTCTTCCAAGCAGTCCAACTCCATCTGTTCCATATGAATGTTTCTGAAAAGGCAAGAAATGAACATGACAATCCCATTGAGTCGAAGATACAATGGCAGGGTCTTTCGTTATTACTTTTTCAACTTTAATTCTTTCAACAGTTGTATGATTGGCTTGTGGATCAGGATATCCGACAGGATCTCTCTCATCATCAGCAAACATGTCCAAAGCATTAAGTAACCAGATCTTTCCATCCGGTGTTAGTGCTTTTTGGGCGCACAATTTATTTAGTGCATTGTGTATTCTCTTAATTTCTTGTTTATTTGTGTTTGGTGCTTTTTAAGAAGTATGCATCACCCAATGCATACCAATTCGGGCCAGTAATGTAGATTTATATTTTTGTGGGGGCGCAACATTACCAAAACTACTAAATAGTAGTCCCCCATTCACATAATAGCCTATCCTAAAACCCTAGGCCTTATCGGGTTTTCGAACGGATCACATTATGCAGCTTGTTCGTTTAGTGCTTCCGCCGCGGTAAAG